CAAGACCTTCCTTAATTAAAATTATTTTGCGCATATCTGCAAATAATACTTGACACGGGGTTGCTTTGCGCGTAAAATGGCGCGGGCACCAATTTTAAATCATCGTCGCACTACTACTGGCGCAGAAGACTTACTTAATTTAAAAAAATTTTGTGCAACCCCGCAAAAAAGACTTGACATTCATCGCTTTTGCACTCATAATGGCGCGAGCAACACCTTCGGTTTCGCACATCGTTTTCGCACTGGCGCGCGGGCGCCGCTCGAATGATCTTTTCAACCATCGAGCGGGTTGGGGGCGAGGAGTGTTCCACGTGGAACGCTACCATCTCCTAGGCATGATGCCAACAGCCTCCAGTCTCTCGGCCAATCGTATGCCGGCGTCATGCATGGCATTAGTTCGGCTTGGGGTAGAGTCTCCAACAGCTGCCAAGAGTTGGGCGTCGGTCTTGGCGATTTGAAGAACCAAGAAATCGGTCTTTACTTCAACATCGACAAAATCGACAACGATTCGCTCTCGCTCCTCTTTTATTGTCTCGGTCTCGGTGAACGAGTCGAGAATGGTTGTATTATTTCTCATTTTTGAGTCCTTATGGTTAATAACCTGGGCCAGTCCCAGATTTTCTTTCGATTATAATGCCAGATTCCGCGCCGAATGTCAAGCGATTTATTCTAATAAATCGCATAATCTTGTAATTAGCGCAAGTATACCAGCTCGCTTGTCGTTATAGTTTATCGAGTGCCAGTCGCTAGTCGTAGTTAATACGCGCTCTTTCAATAGCGTCATTTGGTCATAGTACGATAACGCGATTTTGTCATTCGGCGAAAGTTTCCAGTTTGTAAGTGGCGACTTTTCGCGCTTGCTGATTCGCGCCCGTTGTTGATCTTCCGAAATGGATAACCAAAATTTAATGAACGTGATGCCTTGCTCTGCCTCCCATGCGTTAACGTCACGCATGAAATTTTTGTATTGGCGATCAGAACACCATCCGTTGATTTTCTGAACCATCGCGCGAGAATACCAAGATCGGTCGTAGAAGCAGATTCCAGATTCCGGCATTTTTTGTGCCCAATAGCCAAGCCAGTTTGCCATCGTGGATTTGCTAGGCTTGGTCGATAGGACAACCGAATATTTCGGAGTCGGTAAGTAGTGGGTCAGCTCACGAATCGTTGACGATTTGCCAGCGGTGTCGCGCCCTTCGAGCACAACGCCGACCGGCTGGAAATCGTCCCGAAGAACGATCTCGTTAAGTCGCGCCTGCTGGATTTCAAGCTCTTTCATTTTAGATACCTCCCGAAGCGATAAGCCAAACCAAGCCCATCAGCAAAACAATATCGGCGGTGATAGAGTAAACCATATAAGCCCCTACCAGAATTTTCCAGAGTTTGCTATTTTTCATTGACGATTCTCCAAGGTTGAGCGTTGATTATACCATAAGGCACAGATTTTTTGCAAGCGTAGCAAGCGGTCAAAATGTCTGTCTCAATTAGCGCATCGGATAGCGCGGTGTGGTCTTCGATGAAACCGTGATCCCCAGAGCAAAATCGGTATGCGTATTCCGCGCCCGTCCGAATATTGCCAGCGGAAGAAACCCAGCCATTTTGTCGCGCGATTTGCTTGTAAGTAAATGAGGACAGTTTTGTCTCGCAGGCAAATTGCCAAATGTCGAGCATTTCGATTTTTGGCAGAATCGGGCCATTGCCTAGCAAGCCATTGGTCTGTCGCATCACGCGACGATCAAAGCCGAGATTGTAGGCAGCCAGCACATTCACGCCGAAAGTTTCAACATCCGCTTGAATCTGCGCGACAATATCCGCCCAAGAAACGAGCGCAATATCTCCGCGATCCAGCATTGGAGCGTAATGCGTGAATAGTTTTTTCGCATAGAACGCGCCCATCATCTTGCTTGCGTCCGTGAAAATCTCCGCGACCAATGCGTTATAGGTCGTGAGGATTTCGCCCTTGCGATTGTGAATTGTGTAGCCGACATCGTAGACATTACCAGCGAGATCGCAGGCTTCCGTGTCTAGGGTAAGAATGATTTTCTTGTCGATCATGTTAGGCTGTCCTTATGTTGAGGTTATAGTTTAATGGATCAATTACGCGAAGTCCAACGCTTCTCAAAGTATTTTGAACGTCAATTGAATCGTCAAACATGATTGACGTTTTGCGGAATCGCGCCCAAGTGTATCCAATGGAATCAGCGTAGTCCTTGAGCATGGCTAGCTTAAAGAATCCGCAGAATCTATCATCACCAGAATCACGGCAAAGAATAGTCACGCCAGAAATGCCGTGATCGGTTAGCCATGTGAAGTCGGGCAGATCCATAACGCGCGAGGTGCAAATAACGACGTCTAATCCGTCATCAATCGCGTCTCGCATTTGGTCAAACAATGGGAGCGTTCCATCTTTCGCGATGTTGCTAGGCGTATTCATACGCCTCCAGTCGTCGAGGGTATCGCCAAGCCGATGGCTTGAGTCAATAACCGTCCCGTCTAGGTCAAAAATATATCGCATATAAGTATCCTCCGATGCCGATAATGTTAAGTAAAATCAGATTATAGCATGCTTTGTGCCATGCTTGCAAGCATAGAATAGCAAGCCCAAGCGATGCCAAAATCTTGCCCAAATCCGAGTCGATGATCGGCGGGGCGATGCAAAGTAGCAAAGCCCCAACCCATCCGCTAAGGTCAATCAACCGGCTCATGAAATATTCATGAGCAAGTTGTTGAGAGCGGAACCCTTAGCAAGTGCCAGCCCCTCGAGTTCATCGATAGGCATATCAACCGCCTTGGCGATTGCTGCCACGGTATCGGCTTTTGAAGCGCGAACCTTGGCCGCTGCCTTGGTTGCTGCGACATAATCCAAACCAAGATGCTTGGCTTTGGATATGACCGAACGATGGGATAGCCCAAAGTCGGCAGCGAGATCCTTGGCTTTTGCAAGGTCAAGGGGTGCTGCATCTTGCAGCTTGGCGATCATCGCCGGTGTGTAGTTGGACATGTTGTGTCTCCTAGTTAGTGAAAGCATAGTATCGGTCATTTTGCTGTCAGAGTCAAGCGTTTTGTTATAAGACGTTGTGCTATATATAGTCGAAAAAGTTATAACGCGCGGCTTGACAGCGGCGTGCGCGCGATGGTAAAATCGGCGCGGTTTGACCCCCTAGTAGGGGGTCTTGCCATTAATTGCATCAAGCTGCTTAGTCACGTCGATGTAGTCGCCGACAACATCATAAAACGCATCGCATCGCTCACGCTGAAAAGTTGCGTTATTGCTATGGTTGATTGAAGTTTCCTTCCAGTAGCCAACATTTTCCTCTAGGCGTTCGATGTGCGAATTCTTCGCGTCGAGCAGCACGTTGGTGTCATGGATATAAAGCGTCTGGACGCCGGTGGCTACCATAAAAATGCCAGCTAAGATGTAAGAGAGATATTGCATAATGCTTTCCTTAGTTAATGTCCAAGTATAATGCCAGAGTGGGGGTGCTTTGTCAAGCGGGGGCGGTTAATTGACTTGCTTTTTGCCCGCGCCGCGGGCGTCCCCTACACGTACAACTTGAGTAATTTTTGTAAATGAATTATATCACAAATTTAACTTGTTGTAAAGGTTTATTTTAAAGTTACTAAAAATAAATCTTGACATTTGGTACCTCTTTTAGTATAATAGAAAACATGGCAAATTATAACATATCTCTAATCTTATCTTCTACCGGAACTTTTTATGCCTCTAATAAGCAACAAAATATTACGGTAGGAGACACACTAACTGTATATGTAAATAATGCTATAAGTGGTATGAGTAGTTGGAATGCATATATTTCATCGAGTTCAAGTGGAGGAACTTTTACTCCTATGCCATACGCATGGACAGGTAACGGCACAGGCCCTGTAGTTTTTACTTCGACAGGAGCAGGTAATGGATATTATCAAATAAATTTTTATGCTTTTCGTTACTCGCCCTATGCATACAGAAGCGGTAGAATTTATGGATCTGTTGCTGCTGCTGCTGCTTCATATACTGTAACTCCGCCTTCTACAATTCAAGAAGGAACTACAGGAACTGTAAATTTAAGTGCATCAAATCATACTGCAGGTACAGTATGGTGGGCTGTTACTCCTTCAGCAGACTTTTCCCCAAATGTTGGTACTACATATGTTAATACTAGTGGCACGGGTTCTTTTTCTTTAAGCCCAATTGCAGACAATACAACAGAGGGAAATGAAACTGGAACCATTCGTGTTTATTCGAATTCAGGAAGAACAGCTCAAATTGCTTCTAACACTTTCACAATTATAGATCAAGCTGCAACAGGCGGAGGAGGAGGAGGTACAGGAGGCGGTACAACTGGAGGAAGTACAAATCAAGGTATAAATGTTTTTTCTCCGAATGGTACAAAAGTTTTTGGCACAGATTTAAGAACACAGAATGTACAATATGCACAAAATGTTCAAATTTCAGCAAACTCAACTTCCTCTACATTTAGTATGGCGGATGCAAATGATCCCACAAAAGTATTAATTACACTT